TATTGTTTATTAGTTGTTACTTTACTCGTTTATCGGATCGCTTTTAGCGCCCATTCTTGAAAAAAAACAAGGCAAGACGTTAGTCTTGTCCTTTCTCTTAGTCAATAGACTAAAGTAAGCTTTAGCTTACCATAGTCTTTGACGTTACACTCGGATTAACCAAGTTGTAGTACAAACCCTGATGACTGTACAGGGTCTCTCCATAGTTTGACAGAATATCTCTCACCGTTACGAGTCTTAATAGGCTCAGGCTTAGCTTCTATGCTACCTTTGAATCCTATCTTACTAGACATTCTCTCAAACTCTTGCTTAAGAGCCATTTGAGTATCAACGTCTTCTACTAACGCTGATATGTTTACTCTCTTGTAAACGTTTCTGTCTATTCTATCTGCCAAGTTATCTAAACCCTGATGGATAATCTGCTTAAGATTATCATTAGTTATTGAATTAACCCAAGGTTTTTCTACTACTCCTGTAATAGGATTAGCGTATTCTAGTTCTGCGTTCAAGTTAATGATTACTTCTTTCATATCAATTCTCCATATTATTACATTTATATTTAACGGCTTAACTAAGTATAATTTTCAACGAAAAGTGTACCCACCTAGCCGTTAAAGAACCCCGTGGGGTTTGTGTTTATCCTGCACATACATTGGATAACAATTTTTTGCATGTACACTAAATACCCTTATATTCCTTTTGATACTATGCTTACATCAACTATACCCCAATCTTGTGTGTTGTGAAAGACACACAAGTTTTTTATACTGTTACTGTTCTATTTTTCATTTTGTATGTTTTGGTTGATATTGTCGGTGAAACGACTTTATCTTATTTTATTGACACGATTGAAAACGTCGCCAGGTATTAGTTGACCCAAGCAGGCTAATGCCCTTAGTATCAAGGCCTCGCGACATGGCGTAATTGGGGAATCCTACCCAAACCAAACAATTACGTACACCTTATTGGTTGCAGGTTAGACCAACATTACTGATAATTGTCGATAAGATGTACAGCATATGTCTAATGGCTTTGCTATAACCAAAAGTTAGTGTAATGACTAATAGTTATAACTATTTTACAGTCAGCACTACCAGGGGGGACACCCCCCCGGATCCCCCCCGTTAGCATATATTTGTTATTAATGTGTTTTGTAAGTAGATTTAGTAGCGGTTCATTCATTTTCAGCGTAAGCGAATGAATGAATAAGCGTTATTATTAACTTAATTAGATAAAGATGGATAAGCTATTCGAAGAATTGATAGAGGCAACTCAAATAAAAATTAATTTGTACGCAATTAACAACAATAATGACGGGCAAAGATCGCAAATAGAAGTGCTAAATGCTGTTAAAGAGTTGTATACTGCGTATAAAGCCTACCAAAAAGAGATTGCTGTAAGACCGGCAAAAAAGTCAACTAAAACAAGCAAAAAACTTGACGAAAAAGACTAATTGTGGAGACAATTAAGAGGAAATTTAGAAAAAAAGAAATTTCCTGCAAGATTTATACACCGGATGATGCAAACAAGCTGAATGAATTAGGTATTGTACCTGTTCACTGGCAGCAAGCCCGTAAAAAAGGACAATGGATACATGATGATGCTGGATATGTGTCACAAGTATTGGACATAATGGGCCCTTACGGGCCCAATGGCAAACCTAAAACTAGATATGTAGTATATTTAGCGTATTGTAGGGCATTTATGCCTTCTAAAATGCTTATAGATTACAATAATTATAAAGGAAAAGGCGATTATTACTCTACTATGCCTGAAGATTGGGTAGGTAGAGAGATGAAAAACAAACGTACTAAGCAGGCAGTAGCGCTATATGCTTCTGTTATGCTAGAAAAAGGACGTGCTACGGAAAAAGACTTAGAAATTATAGGGCGTATTTACCGTCCAGACCAACAAGAACCCAAGAAGACGTTTAAACGTTTACTAAAAAATCACAAGATTAAAACTATGGTAGCAGAAGAGCTAAAAAAACTACTCAGTGAACACGGTATTACCGAGGGAGAGGTTATATCGAACTATCAAAACATTATGGAGCAGGCATATACTAACCGCCAGTTTGGTGTAGCTAAGAATGTCAATGATATTTTTGCTAAAATGCTCCACATGGATGGGGGCACCGTGCCTAATAAACCGTCATTAAATGGACGTACCGAAGATGATGATCTATTATCGCTATTGCCGTCTGACGATGACGTAAATAATATAGAAGAAGCGGACGATTCGGAGTATATTATTGAAGATAACAAAGAATATGAGCACGAAGAAAAATCAGATTATTAATGAGCATAAAGAACAAACTATTTGCTGGACTTGTCGGTATATGCACAACAGCAATACTAGGGACGCAGGGTCTTTTGTATGTCAAAACAAAAAAGCTTATTACAAGCTTAAAGAAAGAGGATACACACACATCCCCGATATTGTACTGGAAAAAGGTTGCTCATACTGGGAAAGTAAAAGAAAATACAAGCCAGAAAAAAACAATACTGGGCCCGTCGGACAACAAAAATCAATATTTGGATGAGCGCTAGACAGCAATTAATGGAGAAGTTTGCCAAGGATATACTGTTCTTTGGTAAAACAATACGCCCTAAAATCTTTGAAGTAGAGTCTCCTGAGTTTCACAAAGAAATAGCGGCACACTTACGCCGCAGTCAGTACCAGTTTTTAAACATTATAGCTCCTAGGGGTTTTGCTAAAAGTACCCTAACGGCTTTTATGTACGTACTATGGCACATGTTTGTAGAAGACTTTGCTAATGGGCGAAAACAAACGCCTAAAGTAGTGGTATTAGTATCTAAATCTAGACCGCACTCTATTAACCTGCTTTCTACCATTAAAAATGCTTTAGAGCATAGCCCCAACTTTAAACGTATATTTGGTTATTGGGGCGAGCACTCAGCTCGCATATGGCGAGAAGACATGATAGTACTTAAAAATGGCACTACCATTGTATGTCGGGGTATGGGAACTCAAATACGTGGTATTAACGTAGACTCTATGCGCCCTACGCTAGTAGTGCTTGATGACGCTGAGGATGAAGAAAATACTAAGACAGACGTAGCATTAGACCGTAACCGCAGATGGTTCTTACAAGCGCTAGTGCCTATGATTAAGCGTACCCACCCAAGGGGGCGCATTGTCAATATTGGTACACCACAACACCAGTCATGTTTAGTGTTTACATTAAAAAGTATGCCTAAAATGTGGAAGACGCTGCACTATAGTGCTATTATTGAAGAAGAAGGGCAAAAGCCTAGATCTATATGGCCTGAAATGATGAACCTTAAAGACCTGACTAATCTTAGAGATGAAATGGAAAAGATTGGTAAATCATCTTCTTTTTACAGAGAGTATATGTGTCAGGTAGTAGGTGATAACGATAGCTTGGTAAATGCTAATCAACTAAGGTTTTGGGATGGCACTGTACACCGAAGCCCTGGTGGAAGATGGGCGCTTAATGTAACTCACAGAGGAATTACAGGAGAAGAAAAGCTAGAGCAATCTGAATCCATACCAATATTTGTATTTATGGGTGTTGACCCTGCATCAACATTATCTACCCGTAGTGACTTTAGTGTAATCTTTATTATAGGTATGGATAGTGATAAAAATATATACTGCCTAGATTACTTTCGTAAGCGCGTAAAACCAATGGATTTAGCACATGCTATTATAGAAAAATTTGAAACATGGCAGCCTGAGCGCACTAGAATAGAAAGTGTTGGATATCAAGATATGATACGTGATTACTTAAGAACCGAGTATAATGAATACATACCAGGTCTAGAGATTAAACATAATCCTAGGAGTTCTAAATCACATAGGTTAGAAAGCCTACAGCCCATGTTTGCTCGTCATAAAGTATTTCTAAAAAAAGATATGCATGAATTTTGGGATGAGTTGATACTTTATCCGCGCGCGGCGCACGATGATACGCTCGATGGTTTTTATTATGCTCAATTAAAATCTTATGGTCCAACCGAAGAAACATCATATGTAGAGCGACAACATATGGATAATGAGCTAAAACACTTTGATTTTCACAAAGAACAAGAAAATTCATCATCTGATGATTGGCTTCTTGCGTAATACTAAAAAAAAGACGTAATTTCAACTATGAAATATAATAAGAGGTCAGGAACTTACGGTTACAGTAGAGAGCACCCAGAGCTATTTAACGACGAGCTTTGGAGAGAATATAGTTCAGCACAGCTAGAATGGAAGACGGGCGCTGATGAAAACGAGATGTTTGCCGCTGGCGTTCAATGGACAGAAAATCAAATTGATTTACTCAAAAAGCGTGGTCAGGGCGCCGTAGTCATAAACGCTATTACATGGGCTACCGAGCAGCTCAAGGCCATGCTTACCGCTAATAAGCCTAGGTTTTCTGCTACTGCACGAGAAGACTCTGATCGAAAAATGGCTGCTGTATTTACTAATCTTATGCAGTACATGTGGCATATATCTGATGGTAATTCAGAATTAAAACAAGCTGTTCAAGATTATGCTGTTATGGGTCGCGGTGTTTTGTATACTTATGTAGATCCTTATGCTAACAGTGGTCGTGGAGAAGTAAAGTTTAAAAGCATTGACCCACGAGATGTATACCCAGACCCAAATGCAAGCGATTATTTGTGGAGAGATGCTGCTCATTGTCTTTTAATATCTTATAAAACAGAAGACCAAATACTAAATATGTATCCTGACTTTGACATGAAAGGCGCTATGCCTCATGACGAAGAAAGAACTAATGATTCTGACCGAGTACCTCAACAAAACCAGTTATTTTCTGGTGACGTTGATGATGCTAATGTAAGTATTTACCGCATTATTGACCGCTATACTAAAGAGCAGGTAGAAGTTCATCATATTATAGACCCGTATTCAAACGAAGAATACGAAATGATGAAAGATGAGTATAAGGCTTACCTTGAAAAGCCAGCTATTATGATGGGCAATAACATTGTTACTCAAGATGCTGAAGTGCAAAACATTCTTACAACTATTAATAGCGCTGGTGAATTGCAGCAAACAGACGAAAATACTTATGTATATACGCCTGAGCCACAAATGAATCCAGAAACAGGAGAGGTAGTTAACTCTCAGCCAGTAATGGTTGTGATGATGAATATTAAAGCACTAATTGAAAATGGCACTATTGCTGACCGAAAAATAATGGTTACCAGGGTACACCAATGTATTACTATTGGTGACAAGTTACTTTGGCAAGGATACTTACCTACATCAGAGTATCCTGTTATTCCGCTAAACAATATGTGGAACAGAACTCCATATCCTACTTCTGACGTAACTATGGTTAGAAGCTTGCAAGAAATGATTAACAAACTAAATAGTTTAATTGTTGCTAACGCTGCTTCTTCTACTAATCAAAAAGTATTACTGCCTAGAGGCTCGCAAGATAAATCTCGTATAGAGCAAGAGCTAAATAAATCTGGGTCCACGGTTATTGAATACGATGCTGACATTGGGGCTCCTGTTATATTTGGTGCCCAATCATTTCCTAATGCACTATTTAGCCAAGTGCAGATGTATGTTCAAATGATTGAACGTCAATTTGGTATATATGCTATTATGCAAGGTGACGCTTCAGCGGCGCCGCAGACTTTTAAAGGCACAATAGCAATGGATGAATTTGGTCAGCGCCGTATTAAAAGCAAAAAAGATGATATGGAATCTAGTATTAACCAGCTTGCTAAAGTAATGCTTGATTATGCTAGAGCCGTGTATCGTGAGGAAAAAATTATACGTATTGTAGAGCCAAATAATTCTATTACAGAAGTGGCCATGAACACTATCAAGTACGATGATCTTGGTAGAGAGATTTCTAAATTTAATGATATATCACAAGGTGTTTATGATATTATTGTAGTTAGTGGTTCAACCCTACCATCTAATCGTTATGCTCAAATGGAGTATTACATGGAGATGTATAAAAACGGACTTATTGACCAGGTTGAAGTTCTTAAGAAAAGCGAAGTTGTGGATGTCGAAGGTGTGCTTGAACGATTTGGGTACATTAGACAGCTTGAATCTCAAATGCAACAACTACAAGAAGAAGTTAAAAAATTACGTGGAGACCTTCAGACGGCTGAGCGCGAAGAAGTGCATGCTAAAAAACGTCTTGAAGTTGAGAAATTTGCATCTAGTCTTGACTCTATTAAAAATAGAGCTGATGCCGCAAGGACCATTCAAGAAATGGAGATGAAACAGAAAGTTAATCAATTAACTGCTACTGCACCTGGAGAACAAAGCGAAGGCTTGCTGGGTCTAGGAATGGAGTAGCTTAACACAAATAAATAATTTATCTTATGGATAATACTAACGTACAAGCTGATGCTGCGAGTTCTAATAGTTTCATGGGGATGTTTAATGAATCTACCAATGATGCTTCTAGTGACTTAACAATTAGCAAAAATGTACAAACACCTTCACCTGAACTTGATGCTGTAGCGAAATCTGAAGAGGTTCCCGCAAAGGATTTAGAGCAAGGTGGAAATACCGGTAGTGGTCTTGAAGCAAAAGAAGACCCTGAACGAATGCAGTTTTGGCAATCCAAAGCTGATAAGTACAAGGCTGAGCTTGATGCTTTAAAGTCACAAGAACCCGTCTTAAAATACTTATCTGAAAATCCTGATAAAGCAACCAAAGTATATGATGTACTATTGGATAAGGGTTCCTCAGAGCAAGTAGGACCAACGGCTCCTGTGAGACCAGAAAGACCACAAAAACCTGCGAACTACAATCACGAAGACGCTATTGCGGATCCAACTAGTGATTCGTTTAAGTACAAGCAGGGTATGGATGAATTCCAGATTCAACTTATTGAATACCAAGACGAGGTAACAACTTATAACGAGAATAAACAGCGCAACGAACAACAACAATCTATGCAAATACAGCAACAGCAAAAGGCGATGCAATCGGCTATGCAAGAAGCTATATATGTACATGGACTTGATATGAAAGATGCGCAAGAGTTTGTTTCGTGGGCTCAAAACCCAAATTACGGAATGGACACACTTATTCAAGTTTATAAGGCTCAAAAGGGCGCTAATATGGCTGCTCATAATAAAGCTCAGACGGTTAATCAACGAGTTCAAGCTGTAGTTCCTCCAGCTGTCAATGGCAGTAATGTAAACGTGCAACAGCAGGCTGAACCTGAAATAAGTGACGGAGAGGCTTTCTTTACCGGCATGTTTAATTACGCTAAAGGCAAACGTTAATTAAAACTCAAACGCCAAATAAAAGGTGATTTAAAATGGCCGTAAAAGACCTATCGCAATCAGCTGGCATTTTGTTTGATGAACGCCGTGATTTCTATCTGCCTGATTCTTACACTAAAGAATTGTGGACAGAAGTTACTCCATTTATTACCATGGTTTCTAACCTTGGATATGATAAAGTAACTGACCCAGATTTCAAGATGTTCGAACATCGTGCTGGTTTTATCCGACAACAAATGACCATTGCTGCCGCTGGTGGTAGTACTTGGACTGCTTCTGGTGCACCTGGTGCAACTACAACTATAACTATTACCCCTGCTTCTAGCAAGGGTTTACCAACTGACGCTGCTGGCGACTATTTAGTAGGGCTTATTGTGGAAGGTTATTCTTCTGCTGGAGCCTTCTTGGGTGTTGCTCGTGTACAAAGCGTATCTGGTAACGCAGTTACTCTTGTTGCTCAAGGTAACCCACAAGCATCTAATAACAACTGTGTGGCTTTTGCTAATGACGCAACACTAGATGTTATTGGTAACGCAATTGGTGAAGGTGAAGTATCTCCTGATGCTTTTTCTGATGAACTAGAAGTAGTGTACAACTCTACTCAAATTATGCGTACTCCAGTAGAAGTAACTGGTACTCTACGTGAAGCTGCTTTACGTGGCTACACTGATGAGCTTGCTCGTCTTCGTACTCAAAAATCTTTTGAGCACAAGATTCAAAAAGAGCGAACTATGCTTCTTGGTGTCCGTGTTGGCGGTACTGGTATGGGAGGATCTGATAGCTTCTCTTCTATCCAGAACAACGCTAACGGAAGAAAAATCCGTCAAACTATGGGTGCCCTTTCTACTATTCTTAAATATGGTAGCAGCACTACTAGTGACCCAGCTCAAAATATCCACAGCCTTGCTGAAGCAACAGCTGATTTTACAGATATTATGACTGCGACTGAAAAGATTAGCCAGTACTTGCCATCTCGTGGTAGATTCCAAGTGTATGCTTCTCGTAAGTGGGTTTCTTTCTTATCTGCTAAATTCTTAGCAAACAACAACAGTGCTGGATTCCAGATTTTCAACAGCGAGAAAAACCAGTTTGGCTACAACATGAGCCTTTTGGTTACTCCTCATGCTGAATTGGAAATCTATCCAACTCCAGTATTGCGCGACAACTACTCTAACTATGCTATTGTAATTAACCCAGATGCGGTTAGTCTCAAAAAGTATCGTGAGATGCGTTATAGCACAAACATCAAAACTGAAAACGGTTATGATGGTGTTAAGGATGAGTTCTTCTCTGATGAAGGACTTTGCATGCAGTTACAAGAAACACATCACGTGTTGAAACTAACCTAATAATATGGGGGGCCTTAAAGCCCCCCTATTTTTACTACTATGGCCACACTACAACAACGTATAGAAGGATATATTGGAACTGTAACAGAAACAGCTGTTATGAATTCCTCACTTCAAGAAGCGGTAAATAACTTGGTTCAAGTATTACCGGTTAACAAGGCTTTGCAATATGCTAGCGAAAAAACAGCTACTGCAAGCGCTGGTATATCTATATCTGGACGCGTATTTGATGTAAGAATTGAAGATAGGCCATCAAAACAAGTTTCTACCTCTACGGGTAAACAAATAGCTACAGCAGGAACAAACAACTCTATTTACAAATCTAGCTCTACATTTCCAGTACATTGGGTTTACGGTGGAAAAGTATATGGATATCCAAGCGCTAGTGACTTATATGCATATGTTTTAGAGGCCCCAACAATTTCTTCAACGGATAATATAATATCCAATATGCCTCAAGGAACGGATGAACTATCAATATTTTATTCGTGCCAATCAATTCTTTCGGTAAGAAACAATGCATTAAGTACACCGACAATTTATAACTTACCATCTGTTCCTTCTGCTCCTACGATTACAGACATGGTAGAGCCTGGCGTTACAACTCCAACAGTGGGTGTTACTTCACTAACATCAACAACTATTGCCGCGCTAGATTCACTTACTGCTTTTTCTGCGCCTACATTTAGTGCGCCAACAGCGCCTAACGAATCTACTGAATTAGTTGATTTAACTTTACCAACAGCTCCAACGGCGCCGAGCGCTCCAAATATTACATACACTGATGTTACAGCTAGTACAATAGCGGCTGTAACTATTGGCTCTATTCCCGCAGCCCCCGCATATACTGCTCCAGCATCTTTAACGAATATAACAGAGTTAACGACTGGAGCCATGGATGACGGAACCTTTGCTAATGATACTAGCATAAGAACTCCTGCAGAGTGGTTTTCAACTCTTGGAAAAATTATAGAAAAAGAAGAAGACCCAGAGTTAGCCAGTCAGTCAATAGCAAAAATGCAATCGTACTTGCAGTTATTGCAGACTGATTTGCAATCGTCTTCTACCACGTTTAATGCAAACGTAGAAAAGTTTAGACAAGACTCTCAAAAGATATTTAGTCAAGCAGAGATTGATATACAAAAATCACTGAGACAAGCTGAGCTTACTACTAATACAGAGCTTCAAAATGAGCTACAAACGCTTCAAGCCTCTATAGCCGAGTATAGGGCTGACATTGAGCATTACACCTCGCAAATCCAAAGCTACCAGGCTCAGGCGTCAATTGCTATTGAAGCATGGAGATCAGAAGTACTTGAGCGCTATATTGGTTTTTATATTAGCAAATATCAAAACGCATTACAGTTATATGCGCAAGACATTCAAAAGCAACAGGCTGTATTTGAGGCTGGCTTTAATGAGTGGAGAGAAGACGCTAACAGAAAGTATGAGCAAGCAAGAACAACGCTCCAAGAACAATTAGCTGAGTTACAAACAGGATCTCAAGAAGAAATAACTCAAGCCAATCTTGATTTACAGGCTCAAATACAACAACACCAACTAGAGCAATCAAGAGTTGGTGTATTGGTAAACGATTATGCTACAAAAATACAGTCTTATTCGTCTGAAGTTCAGTCTATAAGTTCTAAGTATCAGTTAGAATTAACTAAATTTCAGGCAGATCAACAAGATTTGTTGGCACAAATCCAATACTTTACTAACTTATATACACAAAAACTTCAACTCTTAATAGCATCAAATGACGGCGCAGAACCTAATAGAGCTAGTTCTTGAGGAATCACCACTTGATAACCCCGCTATTGCTGAAATATATTTAGACAATGCTTTAAGAGAGTTTTGTGACAGAACAGGTATATTAAGAAAGCGAAGTACTTTTACTACATCAAGCGAGTCATTACGCCCTACGTTAACAGACTTCCCCACCGATATTGCTCGCATTAGGCAAATAGACAAATCAGGTATAGAGCTTGTTAATACAAATCAAGGAAGTTATTTAAAGCAAGATAATGGCTTTTGGTATATAGAATCTAATAATCCTATTGGATTATATCTTGGTTATTGGGATGGCTCTAGAGATAAAGCATTTGAATCTGGAGAATCATTTAATATAATTTATGAAGCGTATGCTAGAAAATTTGCTACAGACGCTAATGGAGATGAAGATTATCAACAAGAGCCAGAAATACCAGAACGATTTCATGAATGTTTAGTACACAGAGCATGTGAGAGGGCATTTAAGTTAGTTCCTGAAATACGCACTTATCATCATTCTTTATGGAGAGATCAAGTAAGAGAAGGAAGAAAGTATGCTAATATCAATAATACTGACGCAACTTATAACGTTAAGATATATGAGTTATAATGCCAAGATTCGGACAGAAATCATTAAAAAATTTAGAAGGTGTTCATCATCTTCTTGCCAAGTGCGCGCTTGATGTTGTAAAAATATACGATATTTCTGTTACACAGGGAGTTCGTAGCACTGCTCAACAGCAAAAGTTATATGCTATTGGACGGACAGAGCAGCTAGATAGAAATCCTGTAACAAAAATTGATGGTGTTACTAGAAGGTCTAATCACCAAGTAAAGGAAGATGGATTAGGATACGCTATTGACGTCAATCCATTCCCTATAGATTTTGCCGCATTAGAACGTTACTATATGATGTGGGGTATATTTTATGCCGTATCACAAGACGTTCTTAAAGACTCTGGATACAAACTTAGATGGGGAGGTGACTGGGATGGAGACAACTCATTTAAAGACCAAAACTTTAACGACTTACCACACATAGAATTAATAAAGGTTTAGCATTATGGGAAAAGGAAAACTTAAAAATTTAGTAAAAAAACTATCTGTTGTTATTGGTAAAACAGCGGGCGGCTCTAACGCCGCCGGTCAGACATTACATGGCGTACTAGATTTGTTGCCTATACCAAATCAACCTATAGGAAAGCTTGTAGAGGCTGTACTTGCTAGAGACTGGGAAGAAGCTAAAGTATATGTAGGTAAAATATTTACTCTTAGAAACGGTATAGCATTAGCTCTTACAATAGCGATATTGCTAGATGTAATTACGTATGCTCAAATTGTTTCTTTTTTTGATATACTAAGCAATATACTTGAGTTATTTAATTCAGTAGGAGTAGAAGCGTAATTGGGAAGAAAACTAAAAGAGTTACGGCAGTTTGAAAAAGGAATGTATGGCCAGGCTGATGGCGCAGACATACCCGATGATGCTGCGGCTATATGTATTAACACGGAGCCCGAAGCTCCGTATGGAACAATACGTGGTATAGCTCAAGACTTACTTGTTTTCAACACTTCTAACATCGCGAACTATAATGACTTCGACGTCATGAAGGTTCTTAAAGATAGATCCGGCACCAACGAACTTATTGGAGTAGATTTTTCTGATAATACTGTAGGGATTGTGTCTGATTATGATACAGGGAGTCGGCAGTACACTGAGCAAACTGGTATCAGCCATAATAATATTGCTAGTATTGAAACGGTTAATAACCAAGCATTTATTGGGCTTGGCAATGGTAGCACTAATGTACCTCAGTGGATTGGCAAAGTCAACAAAGGACAATTTGGTGACACAGCTCCTAGTGGATACCAAATAGAAGATGCGGCGCTAACGCCGCCTAAAGTTATTACAACTACTTTTACTAGTGCTGTAAATATATATAACGAAAGTCCTCCAGGCACATACACTAGTATTGCTCAGATAACGCTTTCTGATACATCAGAACTTCCTAGTATGGGCGTAATACTTGTTCCAATAGGCAATCTTGATGATTATAATTATATAGCACTTGCTTACGACAAAGCCTCTGGCAATACGTTAAATATAGGCTGGCCAAGCGACATTGAAACAAAATACCCAGGGTCGGGAAATCCTACGATAGGTGGAACAGACGCTATTGCTTATTACATGGAGGTTGGGCCTGGATATGTTGATAGCTCTGGTCTTAGTATGATTGGTGTTTATAACCCAACAAAAACAGAGTTTTCAGATGGAAGTAATTACAATAATAATGCGTCTTATCCTACTAATAGATTAGGAGATAACTTTGAAGAAAATACATTTTACTCTATTGGCGTAAGCTATATATATGACGGATATAAAGAATCACCTATAACAAGAATACCTGCTGGTCATTATTATTTTGGATTTGGTGATACTTCTGACTTTAGCCATGAAGAATTAACGTTTAGGTTTTTTATACAAGGATTTACAGATACAATATCTACAGCATCTTCTCGCGTTACATCTATAAAATTTTATGTAAATATATCTGGCTCTGAATATAATGCTAACGGAACTAACCAGATAAACTCTTACAGATTAATGGAGCAATTAGATATTGCTGATTCTATAAACTCTGTTAAAACATTAACTAGAAGTACAACTACCGTAGGATATCAATACAATATAACTATAGGCGCATACGAGGGTGATTTGTACACGGATGAATCAGGGCTTAGTGAGTTTCAGTCTTCTTCCAATGTGTATTACAATGTTTCTTGTCAGCATAACTCACAGTTATTTGCAGCTAACGTATACAATCCAAGTGCTGCCGATGAAAACTGGACTAACTACATTGTTCAAAGTGTAGAGTTTGCATACGATACGTTTAACTGGACTAAAGACTATCTTGTTATGCCTAACCCTATAACCGCTATTGTATCGCACTCTGGCAGAGTATATGCGTTTGACGATTACAATATGTATCGTATAAACCCAGATCAATTATACATAGAAGATACATTTAATGGATTAGGTTGTGGTTCTAATCAAGCAATTCAAAGTACAGAATATGCTTTGTTTATTGCCAATAATACAGGCATTCATATGTATGATGGAAGGTCTGTGCAACATATATCTACACCAGTAGATTATATTGATTCTATTGATGGCAATATTGGTGGAATAGTTCCGGCTTATACATATGGATATAAACGTTGCGCTAAAGATAATTCTGCATTTAAACCACTATTAAGCTTTGATTCCGATAAAATGTGCCTTGTAGTTTATGGTGAATACAGTTCTTCTTATAGAAGAATATGGCTATACAAATTAGATACACAAGCGTGGTTTGTACAAGGTATGGTAAATCTTTATGATGCAGTACCTGATATACAGTCAATAGCTATTTCTGCTAACAATAGCGTTATTGCAAGTTATAACAACGGTATTTATGAGTTGTTTAGAGGCTCAACTAAGAAATTATTTTCTTGGGCTAGTAAAAAGCTAAACATGGGCGCAGTTACTCAGAATAAAAAGTTTAGAAAAGTAGATGTATCTGGTAATGACATTGTTAATGCCAATATTGTTTATTCTATAGATGGTTCTAATTTTGCAAATGTATCTAACTTATATTCTTATTTAACAAGTAGCAATGGAAAGTGGATACAAATTAAAACAGAATCTGTAAATTCTCATAGAAATATTGAAGTAGATCACATAGGTGTAATATATAGAGATAGAATGTTTCCTAAATAAATAGCGTAATGGCGACCAATAAAAACAAAAAAAAGTTACGAGCTCCTAAAGTTGCCGACTCCGAATTATCGAGAGTAATTACAAATATATATGATGAGTTAAATAAGCTAGCTAGCGGCCCCTTAGAGGCCGCAACGCAAAACATCAGGGTAACAAGTATAACTCAATCACAGCTGCCCGCAAATCCAGAATTTAATAACGTATTAGTAGATACTCTTGGTTTTAATACAGCCTATTCTCCTACGGGCGATGAATCTCAAGGAACATTTTACTGGAACTCTGATGATGAAACAGTATCTCTAGTTACTAATGGTTCTACCCTTGAGCTTGGACACGCATTAGAAATACACGTAAAAGTTACAGACCCTGATGGCGTTTCTAAAGGAGATGTAGTCGGCGCTACGGGCGCCGTTGGTACTTCAGGAAAAATAGAAGTTCAAAAGTTTACTGCCGGAACAAGCTCAACAAAAACTATTGTTGGTATTATGGCAGAAAACGTAGCCACAGGAGAGTTTGGTAAAGCAGTTGCATTTGGTAAAATACGTAAAATAGATACTGATGGTCCTAGCTGGGATGAAGGAACTATACTATATGCGGGAATTGGCGGGGCATTAACAGACACAGAGCCCAGCGAAGGATATGTAAAGCTTCCAATAGCATTTGTTGTTAATAGACATGTAAATAACGGAGAAATATTTGTACGTATTACACCTATTGATGAAAACATTAATGCAGACAAGTTAGATGGACAACACGGTAGTTATTATTTAGATTACAATAACTTTAACAACACTCCTACTGATAAATATGTAAATAGCTTAAATTTTGATTCTACCGACTTTACTGTTGACATCCAATACAATGACGGCTCTCCTAGTATTGAAGAACTTAGCTGGGCGCATACGCACTCTCAGTATTTAACTGCAGAAGCAAACGACTTAACATCAGCAGTTACCTGGGCTAATGTGCCTGACGCAAACATAACACAGTCTAGTGTAACGCAACATGAAAGTGCATTAAGCATAAACAAAAGCCAAATAA